GAAGATATAAAAAAGATATAGACCATGCTCATGATGCATTAGAAAAGTTTAACAAAGGTCTTAACGGAAGACGGCCAAGAAAGATCATGCTACTTGGAAATCATGAAGATAGGATAGATAGAACAGTAGATGACATACCAGAACTTGAAGGCACAATTAGTACAGACGATTTTAAATTTGAAAAATTTGGTTGGGAAGTATACGAATACCAACGACCTGTTAATGTTGATGGCATATATTATTGCCACAATTACCCTACTGGTGTCATGGGTAAGCCTATTAGCGGTGACAATGTTGCTCGTTCTTTACTCTTAAAAAATAAAGTATCTTCTACTGTAGGTCATATACATACATTTGATTATGCTATGTGTGCATTACCTTCTGGTAGAAAACTTATGGGATTATCTGCAGGATGTTACTTGCATCATAAAGAAAATTATGCTAAAGCTACACAGCAAATGTGGTGGAGTGGGCTTGTAGTTAAACGTAATGTATCTAAAGGTGAGTATGATTTAGAGATGATAGAGTATAATACAATTAGGAGAAAGTATGGCAAAAGATAAAAGAACATATACAAATAAAAAAGATCATGGCCATGATATGTCATATGAGAACGAGATAGTTCCAGGTAGAACTGAATACTTTGATAACGTAGTTAGACCTGCACATTATCTACATGGTAAAAAAGAAACAATAGAAGTCATAAGAGATTGTATGACTAGTGATGAGTTCCATGGGTATCTCAAAGGAAATATTCTGAAGTATGTTTCTAGATATAAATTTAAAGGAGAACCATTAGAAGATTTACAAAAAGCACAATGGTACTTAGACAGATTAGTAAAGGAGGTTAGTAATGGGTCAAGTTAAACAGGCAATAATAGAAGTAGAAGACTTTGTTGCAGGGTGTTTACGAAAAGGTAGAACACTAAATCAAACAATTAGAGATGCTAGAGAATCTGTAGCAGCTAAAACTAATCCTTATTTAGATGATGAGGAATTAGTTGAGAATAAATACTATCAATTTAAAGGAGCAGAGTAATGAGAGATATGTTTATAGAAGCCTTAACAGCTAAGTATGAGGCAGATATAAAAGTAGCTAAAGCTACAATAAATGTTTACATGGATAAATCTGTAGGTATAGGTGAGCACCCACAGTTCATACATGAGATTGATAAACAATTAGAATTAATTGCTAGTGCCGAAGAAAAATTAGAAATGTTAAAAAAACATTATCCAACGGATGATGATATACCATTTTAATAGGGGGAAAGATGGATAAAGAACCAAAACCAAGACAGTATCTTGTTGATGCTGAACAATTAAAAGACATGATGAAATACCTTATGACAAGGCCATATGGTGAGGTGTTTTCTTTAATGAATCAAATAAGCCAACTAAAACCTTTTAATCCACAAGGAGATAAAGATGTCGGAAAAAAATGATATAGGTAAATTTACTGGCATCTTATTTGAATTAAAGATAGGATTAAACAAAGACAATGCAATCGTAATTGATTATGGTGGTAAGCCTGTAGGTAAAATAAGAGAGGCCCTAAAGGCATACCCATACCATGCTAACTTATGTGCTGCTGTAATTAACCATGCTAACTCTGTAGGTAAAAAACTTGAAGGTGATGTTAAACAAATTATACAAAAAATTTAGAAAATTATTTTGGCATAATAAATTTATGGAATTGGTCGAGAGATATGTGTCTAGATTCAATAGCTATCTTTGGACTAAAAGATGGGGAGACAGATCTATGTATCAATCAGACCAAAAAAAAAGACACCCAGAGTAATCTCTGTGTGTCTTTGTTGTTGCCTGCTGGGGAGTCTTTATGGCTCCCCTTTTTTTTATCTTATATTAACAGTTCCAAGCACGAAGTGCTTTATTAATTCTACTGTTAGGATCTCTAGCTGTCTTAGCAGAAGTAAGTTTCTTCTTCATCCCTTTCATCCTCGCACAAAAGCTAGCACGTCTTTTGTTACCAACCTTTTTACTAGGGGCCTTTAGATTGCCACCTGTTGCACGATTGTAAGAGTCACGACCTTTTTGATTAAGGCCACCTTTAGGATTCTTACCTTCTTTACGTTGCCATGCTGGTGATTTAGCCATTATTTTTTCCTTACTGTCATAGCTGCTCTTTTAAAATTTGCAGCAGTAGGTGCACCTTTAGCACCTTTCTTTCTCATTTTACCACCACGCTTTCTTTTAGCATGGATGTTAGCATATAGACCTTTTCTCATTATTTTTTCTTTTTCTTTCTAAGCATAGCGAAGTCTTTCTTAGTTAATTTACCATCTCCATCCATGTCTAGTTTTTTTCTTTTACCCATTACTTTTTTCTTTTTACTTGGTCTTCCTTTCATTGAACCATAAGTTCCTTTTCCCATTGGCATTAGCTGTACCTCCTGTATTTAGCTGTTTTTTTTGCAATCCCTTTCGGTTGTTTCACAAACTGTTTTCCCTTCTTTGTTCCTTGGCGTTTTGCTTTTGTCGTTGCCGCATACTCCGCAGATGATAGACTCTTGATAGCTTTCTCTGGCAAATATCTTTCCCCAGTTTCCGAAGACTTCTTCCCAGATTTGGTTCTCCATTTCTGCTTGCCCCATGCTTTTAGGCTTCTTTGCCTCTTTGCGAGTGCCATTATTTTTTTCTCCTTTTTCTAATTGCATCTTTTCCTTTTTTAAATATTGATGCTACCTGCGTTTTACCCATTACTTTTGCTCTTTGTTCTCCAACAGTTAAGATTTGGATTTTTCTTGCAAATGGTTTAGATATCTTTTTAACCTTTGCAACAGTTTTACGAGCATCAGCAGGAGTCGCAAACTTAATACCAACAGTGTCTTTAGGATTCTCATCTGTATAGAGCCTCCTACCAGATCCTTTTGGTTTCTTGCCTGTTCCTACTTTAGGATCTCTTTTTTTTGCCATTACCTATAACACCCTTTAAAGTTTTAGCTTGTGCAGCGTGTGTTTTGGATGCTTTAGTAAGACCCTTAATAACTTTTTTTATTTTTGCTTTTGCTTTTTTCATGTTCTTACTTTGTATTTACCTTTCCAATAATTTTTTCTTTGAAGTAATCTAACTTGATATTCTAGATCACTAATACCTAATATCTTTTTAATAAAAGCTATCATTACTTATACCCTCCCCCTGCAGCTTTATATTTTTTAGCTAACATCTGGGCTTTTCTTGCCGACCACTGTCCAGGTTTTCCACCTTTTGAACCAGCCATGATAGAATTAAACATTCTCTTTCTCATGCCAGGTTTAGTATAGTTACCTGCTTTATTTACTGTGCTCTTTTTCTTTGCCATCTTTTATCTCCTTGTAATCATAATCATAACTGCCTTCTTCATTCTCATCAGTTATCCATTTTGATGTATCTTCCACAGACCATATCCTAGTATTAACTAATCTATGGATGAGAGGTTTGCTTGGATCTGCTGCCATAGAAGGATCAAAGATCCTTAGCCTATTGTTGGGTTGAATTGCGTAATTACCATCGTCTAATTCTATTACATGACCGCACTTATGTTGATCTGGTTTTTCTGCATAACCAAAATCTAATTCATTGTAGTCACCAGCACACCAATCAATTGTAAACAAATATGTTCCTTCTCTTTGTTTTTTTCTTCTAGATGTATATATCATTTTACATCCTTGTAATTGATAAAACCTAGTAACACTTACGTTGTAACTAAAAGAATCCCATAACATTAATTCATTTAATGGTAATTCTTTTACTCCAGGTTTTTTACAAAATGCTGATATAGGTGCTCTCCACCATATACCACCATCTGTCATCATATAATGAAACAAAGGTACTTGTTTAGGTATAGATGTAAATCCAAATACTACACATTCAAAGTATTTATCGTGTGAATCTTTTTGATCCCTAAGAAAGTTACCACGAACATAACATTCTATTGGTGGGATATTAGCATTAAGATACATTAGTTAGCTAATGGGTTAGAAGATTTAACTTTAATTTCTTCTATCTGTACTTTCAATAACTCTATTTCTTTTTCAACTATTTTTACAGCTGTGTTATCATGTGTGTGATCAAAGTCATGGTTATGAGAAGTATCTTTATTTTCTAATGCTGTAACTTTTTCTTCTAATACAGCAATCTCTGCTGACCAATCTTTACCACCAGATGCTCCCTCTAGTGCATCTAGTTTAGTTACGATCTCACCATACTTTACAAAGCCACCACCTATTGCTGCGATAACCCCAAGTAATGCTGCTACACCTGCTAATTGTCCTTTAATTTTATCCATTTTTTAATTGCTCCAGTTCTATTAGTATTTGTTT